CGTAGCGGATTCTTGCTGCCATCGAACATCAAGGCCAGCTACGAAGGCGCCGGGGAGGGTCGCCGATCTGCTAGCTGGGACGCCACCGACAACGGCATCAACAGCATCAACACCCCGGCGCTACGCAACCTGCGTGCCCGCTCGCGGGCGGCGGTGCGCAATGACCCGTATGCGGCCAACGCCATCAACAAACGGGTCAGCAACCTGATCGGCACCGGCATCACGCCACGGCCCAAGGTCAAAGATGAGGAACTACGCAATCAGCTGCAGGAGCTTTGGGACGACTTTGCCGACGAGTCTGACGCCGACGGTCTCTGCGACTTCTACGGCCAGCAGGCGCTGGTGGCTCGCACCGTGGAAACGGCGGGCGAGTGTTTTGTGCGGTTGCGTCCGCGCAGTCTGGACGAAGGTCTGGTGGTGCCGCTGCAGCTGCAGACCCTGGCACCGGAATTCGTGCCGCACGACAAGTTCGAGATGACCAAGACCGGCAACATCATCCGTGCCGGGATCGAGTTCAACCCGGCTGGCAAACGCGTGGCTTACTGGATGTATCGCTCGCACCCGCGTGATGCGTCGTCGCTCAACAGCGGCTACAACCAACTGGTGCGCGTACCGGCCAGCCAGGTACTGCACATCTTCGAACCGCTGGAACCGGGGCAGTTGCGCGGCGTGCCGCGCATGTCGCCGGTACTCAAGCGCCTGCGCAGTCTCGACAACTACGACGACGCGGTGCTGTTCCGGCAGGAAGTTTCCAACCTGTTCGCCGGCTTTATCAAACGCCCGTCGCCTGACATGGGACAGGTGCCGCGTGATCCCGTCACTGGTCAACTGATTACTGCTGACCGTGACGGCTTTACCCCGATGGTTGCACTCGAACCCGGCACCATGCAGGAGCTGGGTGCAGGTGAGGAGGTCGAGTTCTCCAAACCACCGGACGCCGGCAACAACTACCCGGACTTCATGCGTCAGCAACTGATGGCAGCGGCGGCGGGGACCGACACCCCCTACGAGATCCTCACCGGCGACATGAAAGGCATCAACGACCGTGCGCTGCGCGTCGTGCTAAACGAGTTCCGGCGCCGCCTCGAACAGCTGCAATTCAACGTATACATCCACCAGCTTTGCCGGCCAGTCCGCGCCGCCTGGTTGGACATGGCGGTATTGAGCGGTGTGATCGAGTTGCCGGACTACGCTAAGCGCCGTCGTGAATTTCTGCGCACCCGCTGGGTGCCACAGGGCTGGGCCTACATCCAGCCGGTGCAGGACGTGCAAGCGCGAATGCTTGAGGTCAATGCCGGGTTCGGTTCGCGCAGTGAGATGTGTCTGCGCACCGGTTACGACTCCGAAACGGTCGACGCGGAAAACGCCGCCGACGCTCAACGTGCCCGCGACTTGGGCCTCAATTACCGAACGCTCGTCGAGATTGATACTGAACACGACGACCAGGAGAAACCATGAAACTGCTTTCACCCTTGCAGATCTTCAACAAGCTGGAAGGTCAGCCGCCGATCAAGGATCAGCACTGGTACAGCCTCCAGGCCAGCGGCGAAGCCGAGCAACGCACCATCGAGATCTACGTCTATGGCGAGATCGGCGCATGGGGCATCACCGCCAATCAGTTTGTTCGTGACCTCGCCGCGCTGGATGACGGCGTGTCGCCGGTCGTGGCAGCCTTCAACAGTATCGGCGGCGACCTGTTCGACGGGCTGGCCATTCACAACGCCTTGTCGCGTTTGGGTGAGCGTTGCACCGGCCGGGTCGATGCATTGGCCGCCAGTGCAGCGAGTGTCGCGGTCTGCGGCGCGCACCGGGTTGTTGTCGCTGAAAACGCCATGTTGATGATCCACAACCCGTGGACATTCGCCTCGGGCGATGCCGAAGATTTGCGCAAGGTCGCCGCCGCGCTCGACCAGGCACTTGAGGTCATCATTGCAGCCTACAAGGCTAAGGCACCGGACATCGACGAGGTCGAGTTGCGGCGACTGGTGAATGCCGAGACCTGGCTGACGGCTCGCGAAGCGGTAGCCCTTGGGTTGGCCGACGAGGTCGGCGACGGTGTGAAGGTCAAGGCGTGTCTGGGGCAGGGCGGTGTGATGCAGAAATATCAGCGCACGCCCAAGGCGCTGCTGGATCAGCTGACTGAACCCACGAAGCCGACCGAGCCGGTGATCAACAATCCTGAACCACCAGCGCCTGGTGCGGATGCGGCGGCGCTGGCTCTGCTGATTACCCAGTCCTGCAACCAAGGCGGAATGAGCAACCTGATCGAACCACTGCTTGCCACTACCAAGCTGGTAGATGAAGTGACCGTGAAAGCCGCGATCACCCAGGCCAAGTCGATCCGCGATCTTTGCGTGGCCGCCCGGCTGCCAGAGTTTGCGGTGGAGTTTGTGCAGGCCGGGCTGGATATCAGCTCCGTGCGCAGTCGCTTGTTCGACAAACTGGTGGGCAGCGGCAAGGGCTTCGAGATCGACAACAGCCTGCCGCAGAACGAAGACTTGCCTCCCAAGGTCCAGGCTAAACAACCCGATCCGCCCTCGATCTGGGCAGCGCGTCAGGCCGCACAATCTCAAGCAACTAAAGGAGCAAGACCATGACGATCAAACGCGAACCGATGCATGCAGGTGAATTCCTGTTGTCCGAAGGCGCCGGAACCATCTCGCGAGAAGCAATCAACGTCGCTGCCGGTCACGCACTGGAGCCGGGTCAGATCCTCGGCCTGGTAACTGCGACCAGTGAGTTCGCCCCGTACAACCCGACCGCCGAAGACGGCACGGAAAACGCCATCGCCATTCTCTACGGCCCGCTCGGTGAGTCAGATGTTGTTCGTCGCGGGCGCGCAGTGGTGCGGTTGGCCGAGGTCAGCGAAGCACACCTTACCGGCCTGGATCTGGCCGCCGAGAAAGCGCTCGCCACTCATTCCGTGATCGTCCGCTAAGCCGATCCTTCTTTTATATGCATCCCGCCGCGTGCGGGATTTTTCGTTTCTGGAGAGTACCTATGGCCGATATCGCCATTTTTGACGACGAAGCATTCAGCGTCGATTCGCTGACCGCTGCACTCAATGATCAGCCTTACTTGCCAGGGCGCATCAGCGCACTGGGCCTGTTCCGCGAGGAAGGCATCACCACCCTGACCGTGCAGATTGAAAAAGACGGCGACACTCTGGCCCTGGTACCGGCTGGTGAGCGTGGGACGTCCGGCCTGGTGGTCGCAGGCAGCAAGCGCAACCTGATCCCGTTCAACACCGTGCACCTGCCGGAGCGCTTCACGATCAAGGCCGACGAGATCCAAGGCATCCGTGCATTCGGTACTCGTACTGAGTTGCAGGCGGTGCAGGACGTGGTCAATGCACGTCTGGCCAAGGCGCGGCGCCAGTTGGACGCCACGCACGAATTCCAGCGCATGGGCGCATTGAATGGACAGATCCTAGACGCTGATGGGGCTACGGTGCTGCTGGATCTTTACGACCGCTTCGGTGTGCAACGTCAGAAGCTGTCTATGGGGTTGGCAGATTCGAGCACCGAACTGCGAGTTAAGTGCGGTGAAGCGCTGGATATGCAGGAAGACGCGCTCGGTAGCGTCACTAGCACCGGATCCCGCGCTTTCTGCGGCAAGAACTTTTGGAACAAGTTGATCGTTCACAAATCGGTCAAAGAGACCTACCTCAACAGCCAGCAGGCAGCAGCCCTGCGCGGTGATGCTCGTGAGAGCTTCGAGTTCGGCGGCATCATCTGGGAGCGCTACCGTGGCAAGGTGGCCGGTGTGTCGTTCGTGCACGACGACAAGGCGTTGCTAATTCCCGAAGGCGTGCCGGATCTGTACATCTCGGTGTTTGCGCCTGCTGACTACATGGAAACGGTCAACACCCAGGGTATTCCTTACTACAGCATGATCGAACCATTGCCATTCAAGAAAGGCATGGCCGGTGAAGCCCAGTCCAACCCGCTGCACCTGTGCACGCGACCTCGGGCGCAGATCCTGCTGGAACTCTGACCATGTCCTTCCGCGAATTGCTGGAAGACGTCGACGACACGGTGTTCGAAACCCTCGGCGACTCGGCTCGGATCGAGGGCTACGACGAGCCGGTACTGGGCATGTTCGCCGCTCCGTGGTTGCAACCCAAAATGGGCAATACCAGGACGGCGCTGCGTGAGCCGAAGTTTGAGATTCGCGTCCGCGATTCACATGGCCTGAGAAAAGGGCTGCTTGTCAGTGTGGATCTGCCGGAGCTGGACGGTGGCGGTGACTACGACCTGCTGCAGCTGGAGCCGGGCGGTGATGGACTCGTCGCTTTGATACTGAGGAAACGACCATGAGTGTTGGCAGTCACTTTAAGCCATCGGCCGGCGGCGGGATGATCTCGTTGCAGACATCGGCGGCAGACCTGAAAGCCTTTCAGGACTTTGCCGCCGTGCTGCCAAAAGCAGCGGCCAACGCCCAGCGCCGAGCCATCAACAAAACCCTGCGCTGGCTTGCCACACAAATTGCCCGCGCCGTCGGCAGGCAGGAACGCATTGCAGTCGCCGCTGTTCGGCAGCGTCTGCGGGCCTACCCGGTCAGTGGCGGGGCCAACAGCGGCAAATTGTGGTTCGGCCTTAATGCCATGGAGGCCAGCCGCATCGGCCGGCCTCGGCAGAGTCGCTCCGGTGTCTCAGTGGCCGGCCGGCGCTTTCAGGGTGCGTTCTTCAAGAAGGTCTACGGCAACAACGCAGACGTCTGGATCCGTACCGGCAGCAAGCACTTCAGGGCAGACGATTATCCCGACAGCGATGTCAGCAGGGCGGTCGGCGCAAGTTCGGGCTGGATCGCCGAACACGACAACCGCTTCCCGCTGGCTAAAGCCAAGGTGTCTCTGGAGCAGGCCCGACCACACTTCGAAAGCTGGGTGCGCAAAGCTGACGAACACCTGGTGCATGTCCTGCAGCAGGAACTCAATTTCGAAGTGCAGAAGCACTTGAAGGGAAAATGACGTGACGGATCAAGTCGACGAGCCGTTCAGTCTTGAACAGCTGTATCACGCCATCGAGCGGCGCATTCAGCAACACTTTCCGTGCCTGCAGACGGTGTGCATGTGGCCGGATGATTTGGATCGCTTACCGCTGCCTGCGGTGCTGATCGAATTGGCCGAGATGGAGCCGGGTCTCGATCCGGGAACTGGTGAAACCAGCTTGGCCTGCCATTTCGAGGCTCGGGTGATCACCGATCCGATTCAGCCAGACTATCATCAACAGGCGGTGTTCCTGGCGGGCCATCTTGCCGCGTTGCTGCGCATGCAATGCTGGGGCGTTGAGGTCGAACCGGCCGAGTTCGTCCAGGCCATGCAGGACTGGACCAAACCCGAACTGGACGGCTACACCGTCTGGGTCGTGGAATGGACGCAGCAGATCTACCTCGGTGACGCCGAATGGCCATGGCCGGATCAGCCACCGGGCACCCTGCTGCTGAACATTGAGCCAGGCGACGGCCCCTTCCGTCCGGAGGATGTTCCATGAGTTCCGGTTACGTCGCGGCTCAGCACGACCGCATGCTCGCCGGCCTGGTCAAGGATTGCTACGTGGTGGCGGTGGATCTCGCTGCGTCACCTCCGGTGTGCCGAGTCTCGGACGGGGAGTGGGTCAGCGGCTGGGTGCGCTGGCATAGCGTTGCAGCTGGCAAGGCGCGGCACTGGCGGGCACCGAGCATTGACGAGCAAGGTACTTTGATCAGTGCCAGCGGCGATGTAGCACAGGGCACGTTCATTCCTGGTCTTTACGGCAATGGTGGTCCGCCACCGGACAACCGCGACCACGTCGAGGTCTGGCGTTTCGATGATGGAGGCTCACTGGTCTACGACTGGCAGGCCAACAGTTACACCATCACTCTGCCTAGCGGTACGGTCATCATCAAGGTCGGATCGACGCAGGCCGAAGTCACCGACAACGCTGTCAGTGTGAAGTCGGGTACGATCGATCTGGAGGGCGCCGTGAACATCAAAGGGCCGGTCAATATCGACGGCCCGCTGCACGCGACACAGAGCATCACCAGCGATGCCGACATTCTGGCCGCCGGTGTAAGTGACAACCACCACAAGCACTAACTCATCACTCATTCAGCCCGCCGCGTGCGGGCTTTTTCATGCCTGGAGAAACCATGGCCAAACATCAAGATGATTTGCCTGCGCCTGAGTCCGTAACGATCAGCGCCGTGCAGATGACCTCGACCCTGACCTTTCGCGACACCCTTTACACCTCGCGCACGGTCATCCTGCCTGACGGCCGCACCTTGGCCGTAGCGAAAGCCCGGGTGTCGGTTGATGGCGCCGACGATGTAGCGCTGAAGTGCCTTAAAGCCCATACCGAGTTCGAGCAACTCAAGGAGTAAGCCGATGATCGGAATGGATCGCCACACCGGGCAACCCATCTCCGGCATCGAGCATTTACGTCAGTCGGTGGCGGACATCCTCGGCACGCCGCTGCTGAGCCGCCGCGAGCGTCCGGAGTACGGCAGCAAGCTGCGGCGCATGGTCGACCTGCCAATCAACGAAGGCTGGAAGAGCGCCGCTCAAGCGGAAGCGGCCCGGGCGCTGCGCCAGTGGGAGCCGCGGCTCAAGCTTGAGCGCGTCATCGCCATCTCGGTATTGGGTGGGAAAATCAATTTCAGGATCACTGGCGAATACCTTGGTGAGCGCGGCACGTTGGAGGTGTGGGTATGAGTACGCTGGTGGATCTGACTGAGCTGCCCGCACCGGACGTGCTGGAGCCGCTGGACTTTGAGGAGGTGTACGGCGAAGCGCTTGGCGTGTTTCGCGGTTACATGGGCGGCAACTGGACGGCGGCGCTGGAGAGCGATCCGGTAACCAAGCTGCTGGAGGTCGGCAGCTATATCAAGCTCGGCAACCGCGCGCGGGTCAACGATGCGGCCAAGGCACAGTTGCTGGCCTATGCCATCGGCGCCGATCTTGATCAGTTGGCCGCCAACGTCAATCTCAAGCGCCTGGTAATTCAGGCAGCGGATCCGCTCGCAGTGCCACCAGTTGTGGCGGTGCTGGAGTCAAACGACGCCCTGCGTGAACGGGTGCAGATGGCCTACGAGGGACTGACTACGGCGGGGCCACGCAACAGCTACATCCTGCATGCCCGCAACGCCTCGGCACTGGTCGCCGATGCCACAGCTGAAAGCCCGGCGCCGGCCTGTGTCGACGTGACGGTGCTGGGTCTGGAAGGGGACGGCGCGGTTGGGCCGGAGCTGCTTGGTCTGGTCGCCGAGGCTGTGAATGACGACGATGTGCGCCCTGTCGGTGATCGTGTGAAAGTGCGCGGTGCCGAGATCTTGCGGTACCGGATCGATGCGGTATTACACATGAAAGGTACCGGGCCGGAAAACGACGCCGCGCTCGTCGAGGCGATCAGGCGCCTAGAGGCCTGGATCAATCCGCGCCGTCGCTTGGGCGTCGAGGTAGCGCGCTCGGGTGTCGATGCGCAGCTGCACGTCGCCGGTGTGGCCCGCGTTGAACTCAAGGACTGGCAGGATCTAAAACCCACCAAGGCGCAGGCGGCATTCTGCACCGGTTACACCGTCGTGTTGGGAGGCTGAATATGCGCAGCCTTCTACCGCTCAACAGCACTCCCCTGGAACGGGGTATTGAGGCGACGTTTGCCGAGACCACACTGATTCCGTTGCGGACGCTGTACAACCCCGACACCTGTCCTGTGCACCTGCTGCCACATCTGGCTTGGGCCTGGTCAGTCGACCGCTGGGATCCGGTGTGGCCGGAAGCGGTCAAGCGTGCCGCGATCAAGGCCTCGTTCTACATCCACAAGCACAAGGGCACTATCGGCGCATTGCGCCGAGTAGTCGAGCCGCTGGGCTATCTGATCGAGATCTCGGAATGGTGGCAGACGGTTCCAGAAGGCGTACCGGGCACCTTCGCGATGAAGGTCGGCGTACTGGACACCGGCATCACCGAGGAAATGTTCCTCGAACTCGAACGCCTGATCGACGACGCCAAACCCGTCAGCCGAAAACTGACCGGACTCGACATCACACTTGAAACTCACTTGGACGCCTATGTCGGTTTCGCCGTTTACGACGGTGATGAAATCGACGTTTACCCATGGAGCAACCCGGACATGGACGTAATGGTTCAGGGGAACCACGGCGTCAGCGAATACACCCTCGACGAAATGGATGTGTACCCCCATGGTTGATAAAAACTCTATTTTTGGCGGCATGCTCACCACGCAGGGCGCCGCCAAGAAAACCAACTGCGACGCGCTGGGCATTCCTTGGGAACCCCGCTACATGCTGATCGGCGATGCGAACGGTGCAGACCCCGTACCCAGTCCCTCGCAAACCAAATTGGTGAATCAGGTCTACCGAGCGCAGCTCAATCAGTTGCGTGTGTCTCCAACCGACAGCAATGTCCTGATTGCCGAGCTGGTGCTGCCACCTGATGTAGGAGGTTGGTGGATTCGCGAACTCGCACTTGAGGATAAAGACGGCGTTTTCTGCGCAGTGGCGAATGCGGCTCCCAGCTACAAGCCGTTACTGGCTCAGGGATCTGGCCGCAATCAGGTGGTGCGGATGCACATCATCACCAGCGGCACCTCCAACATTCAGTTGAAGATCGACCCGTCGGTGGTATTGGCGACGCGGGGATACGTGGACGATCTGTTCAACGGCCTACTGCCTGCGAACAGGCCTGCCGGAACATACACCAAGGTTAAGATCAATGAACGCGGTGTGGTCGTGGCTGGCTCGAATCCCACGACTTTAACGGGGTACGGGATTACCGACGCGCTGGCTGTAGGGCAGTACGGCCTCGGCGGCATTGCTTTGGCGGCGGAATCAATTGATGACCGTTCGTTGAGAGGCGGCTTTTACTACTTCGGTGACGGACCTACATCCTTTGCCAATTACGTCGGGCTGTTGAACTTGCCTTACGGGCAGGCAGGCTTTGCCGGGCAACTGGGTTTTGTGCAGGGAGGCGGCGAGGTGAAGATCGTCGTGCGCAGTGTCACCAATGCCGGCGCATGGACCGCCACGCGAACCTTGTGGCACGACGGTAACTTCAATCCGGGCAACAAGGCCGACAAGGCAAACACGCTGGCCGGCTATGGCATTGCTGCAGCAAGTCAGGCTGAAGCGGAGTCCGGCGCCGATAACACCAAACCCATGACCGCGCTGCGGGTTGCGCAGTCGTTTGCCAAGTGGGTGGTTCAAGCGACTGAAACCGTTTTGGGTGTCGCGAAAGTCGCGACTCAGGTTCAGGTCAACGCCGGTACTGACGATACGGTGATGGTCACCCCCAGGAAAATGCGTTTTGGCTTTCAGATCCTCAAGGACGCCAACGGCTATGTGTTATTTCCCTCTTGGCTAGGGGGGCTGGTCATTCAGTGGGGTTACCAGAACGTGCCCGGCAGCACGACCTCGGTGTACCCGTTTCCCATGGCTTTCCCTGTCGCATGCGCGAGCATCGTGGCGACGTTCGGCACGCCGGCTCAAGGCTCGGTGAACTGCGACATGATTAGTACCAATCAATACAAGCTGCAAAACCTCTATACCGGTTCTCAAATTGCGCGATGGATTGCCGTCGGCTACTAGGAGCGAGCATGTATTACGCGACTTTCAATGAAAACAGTGAGCTGAGCGGGCGCTACAGCACCTTGACACATGCTGCCGCCGCAATTCCGGCTGACGCTATCGAGGTGCCCGAGCCGTTGTATTTTCAGACCATTCGGGAAAACGACGGTGTTTGGTCACTGGTCGCCGGAAAGGTCGTGAAGCGGCCGATTCAAATTGCCGCGCCTGACCTGGCCTTGTTGATTGCCAACGAGCGGTATCGCCGCGAAGCATCAAGCATCACTGTAGAGGGCCTGGTCATCGAGACGACCCGTGACAGCCAAGCGCTGATTGCCAGCACCGGATTGTCTGCGGTTCTTGATCCGGATTATCGCTGCAACTTCAAGACGGTGACGGGCTTTGTCGAGATCGGATCGGCGCAAATCATCGCTATCGCCAAAGCGGTTCGGGCGCACGTCCAAGCCTGTTTTGATCGTGAGCTGGCATTGTTGCGTGCGGTCGAGGCCGGCGAGTACCGCGACGAAATGCTGACCGAGGGCTGGCCAGACTCATTGCTACCCGACACCGTCGATCCGAAATAGACGCCCCGCACGCCGGGGCGTTTTCTTTTCCACTCCTAGCAGAACAACTTCACGGCCTCGCACATGCGGGGCTTTTTCGTTTCTGGAGAACGAGCCTTATGAGTTTTTTCCACGGCGTCACGACCACAGCGGTCGATACCG